ATGAGACATCCTACATTCATGGCCCAAAATAGACGATCAGGGTTGGCCCAATATTTTATAGTGAACGCAGTATGATAATGGCCCTGACAAGCTGACATTCCCATCGTTTGAGATACCTTTAATACATCCGCAGATCTGCCATGAGTAAAAAAACATTTCTCACCATTTGACATAGTAATAGTTAAATCATCCACCCACTTCCATTTTTTAGTTCCTAAAAACTCGCCATAGTCTTTTAAAAATTGTCTACTCATACCAAATTTGACTGCACGTCTATAAACTAAACTAGAGTGATTAGAGTCTATTTCTATAAGTTTTGGAAACATAGACTCAAGCCTTTTAATATGTTCTTTAGAAGCATTTAGCTCGTGTCCTGGACTAAATAAATCAGGATCGTGTGTGTGCATTGATATTGCATGGAAGTCTAACAAGTCACCAATAGACATAGTAAACGTTGGTTTAAATTCTTTTTTTATGGCTTCTAAAAATGCAAAACTATCCTGATGGTGGTAAGGAATATGCATATCTGAAATCACTAATATCCTCTTCATAGAAATCAACTATAACTTGTGTAGGGAGTTTTGTCTAACTTTAATTGATAAGGGTCACTATGAGATGAGTGACAACTGCAATAGTGCAACCCCACATAATTTTTTCAATACGTGAGACTCGCTGATCTAAGTGGACTAAATGATTTCCACGAATCGTTTGGATCTCGTGTTTTAAAAGTTTTAGCTCACCTTCAACTCTTATTAATTGCTCTTTGTTTTTTTGAATACTTGTTGCCATAATTTATCTTTTACGTTTTTTTCTACGAAGGTCAAGATCGTGCTTTCTAGATCCCCTGAGGAAGGAGTTAACCCTTCCCATAGCCCATGCGGACATTGGAACTCTCCTACTCCCAGCCCCAAGAAAAGCCCCTTGCCCTCTCCTGTAAACTTGTACTAGCGTTGAGTAAGAAACTCCTTTTTTAGCTTTAGCTTTACGTCTAAGTGTTGATCTAACTGCTGGGGACAAAGGTCTTCTAAATTTTGATGCCATTATGACCTCGTTCTTCTTTTTAATAAATCTCTTGGTATAAATCCACCTGACTTATAAATAGATGCTACTTGTTTAATTAATCTAGCTCTAGTCATTCTTTTAGAGCCTTTAAGACCTGAAAGATATTTTTTAGGAACTCCTGTCTTTTTATCTTTTGGAACGCTTCTTCTTTTTCTTTTTCTTGACATTTCTTCTTTTCCTAATTGGCCTTTTGTTAATCATCTCTGCTAGAGTAGATGTTGTTGTAAATCCTTTCATCCTCTGTGTTGTTTCTGTAATCTAAATTTAGCTTTTTTTACAGCTCCCTTATGTGGTTTATAATTACCTTTCATCAGAGCATAAGTCCCACCCTTCTTTTTCATGAAGTGATAACCTCTTGGAGGACTTATGCTTACAAATTTAACCATTATTTTTTCTTCTTATTTTTTTTCTTTTTTTTCTTTTTTTTAGGCTTCATTCCGCCACCATAATGTCCAGGCATTATTTCCTCCTTTTCTTTTTATTAGTTTGCTTTTGTTTCTTCAATATAGCCTTCTGTAATGCTAAAGGCAATTTTTTTTGTTTTTTAGTTAAAGCCATTATGCTATTACCTCCCCATCTTTCCATTTCATATCAGGAAGTCCATTCTCATAGCTCTTCCCATCATATGTTAACACTTGTTTTCTATTTGCACCTTTTTCGTTATAGCTAACATGAACCCAACCACTATTTAAATCTTTATCATTTTTTGGATTCCAAAACTCTAATATTAATTGATCGAAGTCGCAGTTGTTTTGTATCCAATATGCAACTTTTATATTAGCAATAGAAAATATTTCTAGATCACAGGCCATCCCCTTGCAATGCTGAGATGTACTTTTTGATCCAATGGCTTCTGATAAAGCTGGGGAACGATATCCTGATGTTATTGTAATTGGTTTATCAAACTTTGCTCGTAATGGTTCTAGTATTTCATAGCATAAGTTTTCTAAGTTTTTTATCTCACCAGCTCCTGGAGTGTTGTCTATACCCTTTCGAGTTGCGGTCATAGACTTTGTAAATTCTTCTAATTTAAAATGTTTTGAAAGTTGCATTATTCTATAATTTTAAAAGCACCAAAAACACTTTTTAAATTTGATGAACCTGTGATTCGTGGTGTTCCTGCATTTGTATCAATATATGCGTATATTTGAAGATAATCTCCTACGGATAAATCCATAGTATCTTGAATTATAACAGATGAACCTGAACCAGCAGATGATCCACTATTTCTAAAATCTATTTTTCCAAGAGTCCATCTACTACCATTTTTATATAAATATGTAGATAAAACTACAGCTCTATTTAGATCAGATGGATTTAGATTACACATACTATAAACAAAATATTTTCCAGCTTCGCCACTTGGAACTGTAAATTTATTAGTACCATCATAACAAGAGCCATTATCAAAAGTTTCTGTTCCAAAACCAATTATAGTTGCAGTAGCATCTGAAATACTTTGGTTTGAAGAAACCTCTGCTCTAAATGAGGGTGTCATATTTCCTCCAGCACCAGTAATCGTGCCTGTAAAAGCAAAATTGTCTGCTAAATTTAATCCTTCACTTTGTAATTTTATTAATGGCATAATTTATACTCCTAATAATGCTTGTATCTCATCATCATCTAAACCTAAATCTTTTAATTTTTGTTTGCCTGATGCTTTTTTGTTTTCTTTTTCTGCTTCAGCTAATTTATGTTCTTCAAATTCTTTTGCAATTTTGTTTCTTTCTTCTATTTCTTCTGAAGTTAGATCAATTTCTTTTGTTCCATCTTTTGTAACTAATATTTTTTTCATATTATTTTATTCCATAAAGTTTGATGTTTCCTGTAATATTTCCACTTGTTGGATAAATACTTATTCCTGTTACAGAAGTTGTTGCATCTATTAAATTAGCACCTTGTATAGATGTACGATAGCTTGATGTGTTTTCCCAATATGTGGAATAAGAAGTCATATTTGTATAAGATGTGCCGTATGGGTCAAATATAGTTAATTCTGAAGAAGCTGGTCTTGATGAATCTCCTGAAGTAACTAAAATCCTAATAGCAGTATCTCCCCAATTACTATTGTTGAAATCCCCTTGTGCAGAAGAAGTTTTATATACTTGAAAATTTGCATTGTAATAATTAGCACTACTTACATCAGAGCTACTTCTTCTAAATCTAACATATAACCAATCATTATTACTGCAAACAAGATTAGATATTAATACTTTATAATTTTTGTAGGTTGAACTGAATAAATCTAAACTAACACCACTAGAACTAGAGGCATCTGTGCTTGAAAGTAAAACATAATCTGAACTAGCATCTCCAAATGACAATTGTCCTATTCCTGTAGCACCTGACCCTGATACTGATGCAACTTTTAAAACTTTATCTGCTGTTACATTTCCTGTTGGTAAAATTAATTCATAAGATTGACCAGCACTGTGGGCTGGGGAAGATATTTTTACTCCATGACTGTTTTGCGAACAGTTAAGTTGTATTGTACCATTTTCTGACCCACCATCGCCTTTGATTGTTAAACCAGCAGAAGATGAATCTGATATTAAATTCATTTTAGCTTTTGTAATAGAGGCATCTGTAACTGTACTTGCAACACCTACGTCTAATACATTTCCATATACCATAATAAAGTCAATGCTATCTGATGAAGATAAAGTTCCTGATGATGGTAAAAAAGTAATTGTTGAACCTGATACAGAAAAAGAAGTATTTGGTGCTTGAATAACACCATTGAGTGATACCAGCATATGATTAGCACTTTCAGGACTAAAATTTACTGAATTATGTTGTAGAGTATAGGAGTTCGTTGCAGATGTTGTGATAGCATCTAGCTTAATAAAGTTTCCGATAGTAGGCGTTTTGCCAATATAACTCAAAATGAACTCCTATAATTTATTCTTTTGGATTGTTTGATTTTACACCAGCAATCCTAGTTTTCCAAGCTTCTATATCATGGTAGATTTCATCTAATTGATCTCTCCATGTACCATAAGCTTCTCGTCTTGTTGCATCTACATTAGCATTACTTTCAACAGTATTAGCAGCAGTTTCATAACTATCTAATTGTGCTGAAGTAGGTTGAGTAATATCTAAATTCCATTCTTTAATGTATGGATTAGAAACACCATCAACCATATCGTCTTGCAACATGACATCTTTTTGAAAATCTACATCGCTAACACCATTAGCTTTGCAGTATTCTTTTATTTTTGTACTTAATTGTGCCATAGTTTGTCCTCCTTAATTTTATGTTATTAATTTTTGTCCTTGAAACCAAGATTCTCTTTTACTTGCATCTCCTTTAACTAAAAAACTTCCACTATCTCTTGTGTTTCCCCAATAATAAACTTCAAAATAATCGCTTACTGAACAATTTACAATTACATTTAAAGTTAAAGAAACTCCGTATTCCATATAAGAATTAGCAGTACCACCATGATCGTGTTCAGGATAAAAATTTTGATAAGCATATTCTGAGCCATTTTTATATAATATTAATTGCCTACTTTGTAATTGTGATTGACTGTCATAATCAATAGTTGATGCTTGAAATAAATATTTACCAGCTTGTCCACTAGGTACTGTGAATCTATAATTTGAACTATGATCGTATGCACTATCGCTATCAAAATCTTCAACATTAAATTGAAGTTTAGTGGCAGACGCATCACTTATAGTTTGATCTGAACTTATATGTGCATTAAACATTGGAGTATTAACACCACCAATACCAGCACCATTTTGTTGTAATGTTCCTGTAAAGTTGTATGTATCTGATAAGTCCATACTCTCTGCTATAATTTTACTAAATGCCATAATTTATCCTATTCTATAATTTTAAATAAATTTAAATAAGTTTTTGAAATTGTTGAATCTCCACCAAAATAACTTGGATTGACTCCACCCTCTGTTTGTCCATATAATTCAATGTAATCTCCTACACTTAAATTTTTTATTAATGTAATAGTTTCTGTTGCAGCTTCTCCATCATTATTTGTATGGTCAGTCCAAGCTTCTGCAATATTGCTTCCATTTATATAAATTCTTGCTTTAGTAAAATCAAATGAGCCATTTGAACTGTAACCCATTATCGCACCAGTTATATGATATTTTCCAGCTTGACCACTAGGTACTACCCAACGATCATTTGTAGCATCAAAACCAGAAGCAGAATCTAATTCAACACTATCTAGTGTGACTTTAACATTTGAAGCATTTCCTGTGTTTTGATTTGCACTTAATTTTATATGTGCGTATGGAGTATTAGTTCCACCAATTCCAGATACAAAGTTTGCTCTAGTCATTTTTCTTAATGCTCCAGCAGATGTATCATGGATTAATACAGTATCATCTGTAGCAATAGAAGTTTCAGCAGTTTGTCCTGTGATTGAATCAGCAGTTAATTGAGAACTGCCAACACTATTTGCAGATGGATTTACTGTTTGACCTACAATGTTTAAATAATGAACTTCTACTATATCTGATGAAACTAATGTGCCACCTAAAGTTAAAGTTTTATTTCCTGTTCCACCAACTGAATAAGTTGTGCTGTCTTGTTTTACAAAATTTACGAATACGACTATGTCGTTTTCTGAAGCGATATCGTGAGTAAGTGTGACTGTAGTTCCTGTGGTAGAAGTAAATCTATCTAGTAATCCTGAACTGAATGTTGCTTTTGGAGGGAGTCCGATATAGCTCATGCTTACTCCTACGTTATTTCTAATATTGATAATGTTGCGTCTATTTTACCTGATACTGAACAATCTATTTTTATTACATCTGTTGCCTGAACCACAACTTTTCCGCCTGTTAATAATTCAAGTGAACTCCCAGCTGGAATGCTCACGTCTTTTGCTAATAATACAGTTTCATTTGTTTCTGTATCTGATGTATCAGAAACTAGTTGAACATCTGCGGTTACTCCTGTTGTGTGAATATTACAAAGCACTAATCCAATAACTACAGTGGTTGTAGAATTTGGACAAGTATATAGTGTAAGAGGCGACCCAGCTGACGAAGGCATCGCACCATTAGTTTTAACTTTAAATGTATTTGCCAAAGTGTCCTCCTTAACCTAAAGCTATTGCAAGTGGCAGAGCATTTGGATCAGTTTCAGATATTGTTCCTGTAACTGACATTGTACTAGTCACTGCGTTTGTTGATGTGTTAATTTGAAATAACTCTACGTTATCAGAGCCATCGTTTATTTTTACTTTTAACACATTTGTTGTTGCATTATCGACCCATATAGTCCCTGTAGCGACAGATCCAGGAGCTGAAGATCCAACGTGCATAGTATTTAATGCACCTAAAATATTATTAAGTTCTGTTCTAAAACTTGCAAAGCCCTGATTGGCTAATTCTACATCTGATACTTGGCTCATGTTAATCCTTATATTTTATTTTAATTATGATTTCAAGCCATGTCCTACTGCTTGGAAATCAAAAGTTCTGCTTATTCCTGTATTACTACTATTAAAAAACTGTATTGTAAATCCTGTTTTTGACTTATTTGATAAAACAAAAAAGTCACCTACTGCCATTCCTTGACCAGCTATTGCTATTGATGGAATTGCAAAAAAAGCATTTGTAAATGTAATTGTTGTTCCAGAGGCAGATGAAGTAAGATCCTCTCCTGTTTCTGTTCTTTTTTCAAAGTTTACATTAAACTCAAGACTGTGAACTTTTGATCTTACTTTTTTGTTATCACAAGTAAGTTTGCATCTAAATTTAAAAAAACGACCTTTTATCGTACTTTGTTGAGCAATCTTTTGAAAACTAGTTATATTTGCAAGACTTGAGTCATCTGCTCCAACTTGTATTTCTGCACCGCATTGTACTTCAGGCGATCCGTCATATGGGCCTTTAGCATCATCATGATTTGTTGCTCCACGACCTGAATCATGCAAATCGTATTCATCCTCTGATGTCATACCTACTAAAGCTCCTAAACTTACATCGTAAATTGCATCTAAAGATAAAGTATTTGCAAAAGTATAAAAACCTGATGCTTGTATATTTCCATCAAAATTTGTAGGATTTGAGGTCGAGTCAGTTCCACCTAAATCAAAGACACCCTCAGGGTTATCAAAGTTCCCAACAGTACTGTCAAAAAGTGTAATTGTGTCTAAAATAAGGACAAGCCTGTTTGCGTTATCTTTACTCAATGCAACGTTGCTATCTCTAGTTCCTAAAAAATTTGCCATAATTACTCGCTAAATGTAGATGTTCTTTTAAAATTCTGCAAACCTGAAATATTTGTTACTACAACAGATGCATTTGCACTGCTATTACCAAGTTTATCAACTGCTTTAATTAAAAATGATCCTGTTTGTGCATTTACTACTAAACTGTTAGATTTACGTCTTACAACCTTTGCAAGTGGAGTTGAGTTGTTCCAAATAGATCCTGAAGTTACATTTTGATATCTTATCTCATACCAAGATATATCAAGATCCTCTACAGGAGTCCAGGAAAGCTCCATCTGATTAGATCCAACTAATGATACAGATAAGTCGTCGATATCGCCTGGAATTTCAGTTGCTCCAACAATTTTACGATTAGCAGTTATATAACTACTTGATACACCAAAAGAGTTAATAGCTTTGACTCTTACGTTATAAGTTGCATCATCAACTACGTTTATAAGTTCATGGTTGAGTTGGGTTCCGCTAGATATAATTTTAAAATCTGACTCAGTGCTTTTTTTAGCTTCAACTTGATAGTATTGAACAAACTGATCGGTACTAGCACCAATTAAAATATTTAATCTAGTAAGTACAACACCATCAGCATATTCAATTAGTTCATCAGTTAAAGTTATTGATGCTGGAGGTTGTATAGAAAAAGGATCAGGTAAATTAGTTGATGGAGTACTAGCCACTTGTCCTTTAGTTGCAAATGTATAATGACTATCTTGATGCTCTACTAAAGTTAAACTGATAGTATAATCTTCGTTGAAAACCATAGACAAAACTCTAAATGCCTTATTAGTAAAACCAAGACTTGATAGTGTAATATTTACAATATCACCAATATGAAGTTCGTATGCTTTAAAACTACAAGTTATGTTAAGGCCCAGCGACTCCCTGCTACGACGTAAAATAATCTCTGCCATCTCTTCCGCCTGATAGGGACTTGTGATCGTCTTGAAGTCAAATTTTCCTTCGAGTAAGAAACCTCCATCAGCAGTTTTCATAGTTGCGTGTTGATCTGCACTTGGCAAACTAGAGTCATTTGTTGGAGGGAAGGTTATTTGATCGGCCTGGAAATTTCGCTGAGGATTAATAAACGTTGCTATTACTCTGTTATATTTAGAATTTTTACTTGGCGATGCTAAAGAATATCCTCCTATAATATCATCCTCACCAAGAGATACAGATGCAGAACCTGTTGTTTCTATAACCAATCTATATTTGCCTTGCACATAAGGAAGATAACCTCTGCATCCTCTTAAAATATCTCTTACGTTATCTATTACTTTTCTTGAAGTATCAATAACTGCATTTGTATCAAATATGTTTATATCACTACCTCCTGAAAAAGGAGTGACTTGAGTGACACAAACTTGTGATGCATCTCTAAATGATTGAAGATCAATATTTGCTGTTGCAATTCCTTTTCCATATCTTTCATTCCTTAAATAATCTAATAAACAAAAAGCTGGGTTAGTTGAAAAACTTGCAGTTTCCTCTGATAGATCAGATGCAAGAGTAACAACCTTTCTTCCTTTTATTTTTGCTTGTACTTGTGGAACTCCACCAAATACATCTGCGTTCCATTTAAATTTTAAAGCTAAATAACAAATTCCAGACAACTTGTGATTCGACCCCCATGAAGATAATGTAGATAATAAACTAGATGCAGATTGGCCATCTGTTCCAAAGTGAGGCTCAACAGTAATATAACTAACTCCATCTTTATAAAAATTAGAATCTGAACTTGCTACAGTTCTCTGTGTATTATCTGTTAAAGATCCTGAAAATGTTACAACTTTTTCATCTACTCTAATCTCTTCAATTGAATTGATCTCACCTTCACATAGAACTAAAGCAACGTATAAAAACTCATTATCAGTTCCTGAAGTTTCTATAAAAACTCTTGTGCCTCCGATAAGACGTTCCCCATATATAATTGGAATCGATGCGTTGTTTGATTGTTTATTTACTAATATACCACGTTCTGTTTCCTCAAAATCATTAGTACCAAAGTCAGGAACATCAGGTTTTTGAGATCTTGTAAATAACCATCCTATTGCAAAAATACCTAAAGCAACAAAAGGGTTAAATCCTTTTCCTGAAAAAATATTAAATGCACTTAAAGCTGGTTGAACAACCTCTTTTGCTTTTTCTACTACACCACCCATTACTTATGAAACTCCCTTTTATATTTTTTTGATACTCTATAAACCTTGTCGTTTTCATCTAACCTTAACCAGGATATAGACTCGTTTATTTTTAATAATTTTTTAAAATAATTATAAACCCATGACATAACCTCTTTGCTCTTTCTAATAATAATAATATCATATAACCATAGATTAACACCACTTTTCCATTCACTTTTATATATTTTTCCTTGTTTAGTATATGAGTCTTGATTGGCATCATTTAAGAAGGCCCAATTTACAAATCCAAAAACACCTTTTTCGTCTTTAAATATTTTATATTGGTTTAAATTAATAGAGGGTAAAATATGATAATAAAGTTCAGGATAAGTAAATTTTTTGTATTTATCGTGTTTATGATATAGATTTATAATTTCATCAAAAGTTGTCATTTCCTTCCCCACTTAATATCTAAGACGGTCTGCGAGGCAAAATCCATGCCTACGTCTGTGCTGAAAAATCTTTGTTGAGAGTTGTTATTAGTTTGTCTTCCACTTTTTTTATCAAAGTCGGCCCAATGACTTACAATTGTTAATGTCACGTTTGAATCTGTTTGAGACTCTGATATTTGAAAGGTCTCGATATTTCCTGAGTAAAGTAATAAAGGATCTGCTATTAATGAGTTTGTAGAATTTAAAAGTCCTCTAAAAATTTCTACAGAGTCATTTACTATATTTTCATTAAGGCAAGTTGAAATGAAAGTTTGATCTGCACCTGATAAATCAATATTTAAACTTGTTTTTGTCACATCTGTTTCTTCTGTAAAAGTTGGCACAGAAACTAAAAATGGCGATGCAGTATAAGTTTTGCTAGATCCAGAAATTGATGATGTTAGATCAAAACTATTATCTGTTAAATTTACAGGAGTGCTGAATCCTATTGTTAACAAATGAACTGGTCTAATCTCATTTGTTAATAGTTCATTTTTTACTGCTGTCGTTAGTGTTCTTGTCATAATCTTCTATACTCTTTCTTATAACCTTTATATCACCATTAACAATGTAGTCAGCATTTTTTGATGGAAAGTCGTATTTTTTTAAATTAAGGTTTTCAACATCAATATCATCCGCTTCGACTATTTCTTCTGCCAAGATGTCTGCATTCATAAAATATTTAATTTTATATTGCTTCTTCGACATCTATTTCAAATTTATACAATAAGTTTCCTGATCCATCCGCACCCACGACACCAAATTCCTGAAGATCATTTGTTAGATGTACTTGAAATGGAACGTTATCATATGTCACTGCTTCGTTGTTTGCTAAAGCTGAAATTAAAGGTGGTTCTATTGTAAGAGTAGCCTCGTTAGACACATCAGCAGTAGCATCGGCAACAACCATATAAACTTTTGTGTGGCCATTAAATTTTATAAAATCACCAGCTTTTAATGTTCCTGTCATACCATCAACATCAATAGTAGTATCACCCACAGAGTGGACTCCATTTACTAATACTGCTCCACTTACATTACCTCTAGCATCCTCGACCTCTGGTGGAACTATTGTAAAATTTTCTTTAGAGGATCTTTGTTTAATAATAAAAGCCATAAGCTCACCATATATATCCGATCTCTTCCCTGTAATAATAGAGGCAGTAAAACCAAATCTTTGATTTTGTATTTGTCTTGATAATTTTTTGCCTGATAATGATTTTGATATAATAGTATTTTGAATAGACTTAATACCCATCGTTTCAAAACTCGCAGATGATATTGGAAACGTACCTGACATTAGATTAGCTCTCCTCTTCCTCTTTCAGTTAAAGCATTATTAATAATAGCAGTTATTGTTCCTCTATTTTCTACTAAAGCCTGATCAAAACCTCTTGAGTCTATTGTGTTAATATTAAAAGTCACATTTGCAGATCTTCCTGCCATGCCTCTAGCATTTTGTGTTATCTGTCCTGATGAGTTTGGTATAAACAATTCAGGGCCTCTCTCACCAACAATAGTAGGTTGGCCCTTACCAACAGATCCACCACTAGCCATAAAACCTAAAAAGCCTAATGGATTACCTGACATAAGCATAGTAGTTCCCTTGATCTTTTTTTGCTTTTCCATCTCTGCTGTTTGTTGTTTCATTAATGCAAGTTTGATAGATTCAACAGTTGCATCTTTAATTTTAATACCAAGCAAGTCTTCACATTGCTCTCTTTGTTTTTTAAATATATCGAAAATAGTTCCTTCTAATAGTTTTTGAATACCTAATTGAATTGTAAGTTTTATAGAGAAAGCAACTATTTCAACAAGTAATTTTTTTGCAAGTTCTTCAAAAGACATTTTTAACTCTTTACCTAATACAACTGCCTCTGCTAAAGCTCTTGAAAAATCATCAACTCCTTTTAAAATAAATTTACCTATTGTTTCGTTGACAGATTCTAAATCTTTTTTAATTTGATTTTTAATTGCATCCTTTATTTTTTCAAAAGATACTCCAGTTTTTTTAGCAGTCTCTTCTACCTTTTTAAGTTCCTTTTGAAGTTCGGCTAATTGCTCTTTTGATAAAATTATATTCTCTTCTATTTTTTTTATGAACTCATTTACAGATTTCATCGCTGGGCCAAACTCTTCAGTTTGTTTAGTTGCACCAATAATTTCATTTGTAATTTTTTCTAAATCAACACCAATCGCTTTGAGTATTCCAAAAATACCAACGATTGCTATTTTACCAACTCTTCCAAGCATTAAGAACCCAACTATACCAAGCTCTCTAATACCTGGTGGCAATCCTTTAATTACATCTACTAATCCACCAATACCTATTGCAACTGTTTGAAAAACAGGTCTTAATATATCAAGTAAAGCCGCACCACCCAACAAGGCTTGTTTTATAAAGTTTACTAAACCCTCACCTACTGCTGTTGCAAATTGAGTTAAGGCTTTTGAATTATCCTCTATACCTCTGTTAATAACTACTAGAGCATTTTTGAAGAAATCAAAAAAACCAGCTCTATTTGTTTCTAATTTAAATTTAAAAAGTTTATCTGATAACATCGAGAGAGTACCAGTGAATGTAGTTGCAAGAACCTCAGTTGCTTTTCCAAATCTTCCATTCTCTCCAAATACTTCTTCAAACTTTTTTATTGTATCTTCAGCTGAAACATTTGCTCCAGCTTTAAAACCTAACAAAGCTCGAACACCTCTTTCTCTAAATACATCTGCTGCCGCTATACCACCAGCAAATGATCTTTGAATTTGCTCTGCGGTTTGTCTAAAATCTAATCCTGTCACTGCCGCAACGTTTCCTGTTATTTTTAATATACGAGTTAGGTCATCTGCATCTTTGGCCACAACTGCCAAGTTTCCTGATGCCGCTGATATTTCCTGAAGTGAGAAAGGAACTCGTGCTGCAAAACCTATTAAGTTATCAAATGCTTTAGTTCCTTCTTTAACATTACCAAATAAAAAATTAAATCTTACACCTAAATCCTCAACTTCAGATCCTACTTTAGTTAACGATCTAATTGCTAATCCACCTCCAATACCAACTATTGCAGATTGTAATGAAAAAACAGCAGTTCTTAAATTATTTAATCCAGTACGAACACCTTGAAGAGCCGCTTTAGTTTTATCTCTTGCTAAAATATTAAGTACTAGATTCTGTGCCATTATATTTTTCTGTTTCTGTTATATTCTTCTTGTTCAAGCATGAAATAACCTAACCAAGTATTATATTCTGTTTCAGACATTTCTAAGACTTGTTTTAAAGTTATTTTTAGCCTGTCCGCTACTACTAACATATTGCGGAGTTCAGGGCTAGTATTTACTTTTTTTTTGACTCGTATGGAGTGATGACTTGAACCATAGCAGTTGATATTTTTGCAAGGACATCAGAGTCAACTTTATGCATTATATCTAATCTATCTTCTGACTTAAATATTTTATTCCCATCCTTATCAAGAGCTTTCATAATAACAATATCGGCTAATAAACCTACATCGTTTATATTGCTTGATCTTTCAAATAGACGTTTTTTTTCTGCTAGTGTGATTGGATTCCAATAAATAATTGTGGGTTTACCACTATCATCAGGCCATTCTTCAACCTCTAAAGATTGTACACCTAAACTCTCAAAGTGAGATTTAGCTCTATCAAGAATAGACATAAATTATTATTCTGTTCCTATAGTTAAAGCTCCAGTGCCTTGAAACGTCACAGATCTAGCGACTACTCCATCTAAAGGTTGGTTTACAGACATTCCTGTCACTATACCAGCTCCTTCAAATTTTCTGTCCCCAGCTGAACTTCCTTCAGGTAATAATTTAAAAGTTAAAGATGCACCTGAAACTAATTGTGTTTGACCACTATCTGTTTCATCGAAGTGCATTTCTAAAGTACCTGAAAATGATGTTCTACCAGCTATAAAAGATTTTGCTCCATCTTCCATTTTAGTTGACTCAACTACATCTCCTGAAGTTTCAAGAGTGAAGCCTGTTAACTCACCAACTGCTGTTCCGCCAATTGCAACTTGTCCTTCCTTGCCATGATGAACTGCCATTTTATTTTCCTCCGATTGATTTGTTTATATTATTTTTCATCGTCCTCGTCAAACTCTTCTTGATCTTCTTCTTCAAAGTCCTCGTCTTCAAAATCTTCATCTTCAGAGTTTTCTTCACGAATTTCGCTTATTATATCTTTTACCTCTTCACAAAGTAAAGATTCTTTGTCATGCAATTTTTCAATTGCATCCATTTTCTTTTCTATTTTATCTAATTTTTTTTCTATACTTGCCATGTTGCTCCTTAAGGTGTTCCTGATTCAAATGTATAAATACACCTGATAGTCATCCTGATCCCACCAATAGGGAATAAAGTCCCCTCATCAGTTTCAACAGATATGACTTCTGTATCGAGTGCATTACCATTTCTAGTAATATCAGATTCTAATTCAGTTTCAATAGCGGTAATTAACTGATTTCTTTTTGTATCAATATTAACCTCTGCACCTTTTACAAACCCTGATAAAACAAAGTCTATCGTTCCTTGCCTTCTTTTAGCTCCCTCACCCATTTCAATATCTTCTCTTGTTTCCTCACTTGTTTGGATTATTACAACTGGATATTGTTTGTCAGAAAGCTCGTCTATATCAAAAGGTTGTCTAGTCACCTTTTTAATACTTGGACTAGATATGCCACTAATAGTTGAAGCTATGTTTGATGCTATATTCTCTCTATTACTCATAAACCCATCTTTCTAATTTCTTTTTCCATAAACTGAACAAACTCTTTTTTTATAAGTTTTTCAGTACGTTTGTCAAAACCAAAAAACTCTCTTTTAGGTTCATTTAACACTTGGTTAAATAAAGCTCTTGTTCTCATCTCAGCATTGTTAAAAAATATAGATGCCTTCCTGGAAGATTTAACTTTGCCTGTTATAGATCCTAACATTCTACCAGTAAAAAATAAATCTACTTTTTGAGACTTACCCTCTTTTTGTAATCGCTTTAAATACTGATCGCTATATGGTGCAAACCTTCTACGTCTAAAATCTTGTTCTTTTGATGTAAGTTCTTTTATAATTGATTGTAATCTAAAACTAGCTCTAGCGAGTCCCTTTCTAGTTATAGAAGGGAATCTATTAAAAAATTTGTCAAAGTTTTTTTGAATAGACTTGACGTTAGATTTTATACGAACGTCGACTGCCATTATCTAGTCAATCTTCTTAATCCATGAAGAGGCTCTCGTTCACTTGTGGATATAGTTGAATCCTCGTCAGAGTCATAGTTTACACCATCCTCTAATATGGATCTAAACTCTTTGTTATATTCTGACATATAATACTCTGCCATTCTTTCAAATCTATCTTTCTCAGCCTCTGGTCTAAACTTTGTTAAAGCTGGTAATAAAAATCTTCCTAAAAATAAATATACTCCAGCTCTTTCAAATTGATCTAAGTCAACTTTAGTGTCCACCATTTCAGCAGTATTTAAAACAGTAATATCTGTATAAACATTAGTTTTATATACAGGCCACCATTCTATTCTTAATTGTCTAAGAATATCGTTTGTTGTTTGTGCAAAAAAATTAGTGGCCTCAGTAGATCCTGATGCAATACCAAAATCAAAAGTGTCAGGTTGGTATTTAGTAACGTCACCAGCTACAATTACATTTGCTCCAGTAAAATTAGCCATTGATACCTACTATCCACTTTAGAATCTTTTTAAACTTTTTTTTTAGTTTTTTTAACATTTTTTTTTCTTTTTGGTTTAAGTTGGACAACCTTATCAGTTATATCTTTTGATGTCGCCTTTTTAATTTCTTTTTTTACTGAGTCTACAGGAGCAAAACCATTTCTTTGGAAGTGTCCTATATTTGCCTCGTAATACTTTTTATCTTTAATAATTATTTTTCTGCCATTTGTTAATTTAATATCCATAATTCTCTCCTGTTAAAATGTGAGGGCAGTCTCCCACCCTCACAAAGTATCCAATTATTATTGGATTGATGAGTCTGCTTCGACCTCACAACCATTAGTGTCGTTAAGTTCTCCAACACCATATACTGCAGTTGCTACAATTTCGTCAGCTCTTAAACTTGCATCTCTTTGAGTTTCGATTTTCAAGTCTTGCATCATTGCTAATCCTAATGCATCAGGGTGGAATACAGCACCTTTGTAATCTCCTGTAGTACCTGGATTATTTCCTGATGAGTCAGCCATATTTGAAGTTTCAAATATATTTACTCCAGCGATTTGACCTACTAAACTTGATCTTAAAATCTCATTACCAACACCTGGATTTGGGTTAGCAAATGTATTTGTAAGACCAGATTTTAGATCGAATGCTACTTGCGGATGAAATACCGCAGATAGGTTATCACCTGGAACTGCATTAGCTCTTAGTTTTGCTACTGCTTGGAATATTGACGATGCTGACAACGCAGTTGAAGCATCACCAACAGTAGTTGAAAAACCACCGAACAAAGCTGTTAAGTCTGTGTCTATTTTTTTTGCAATAGCTTCACCAAATAATCTTCCAATGTCTGCCGCTACATTTCTTGGAGCCGCATTTCTTCCTAGATCAGTTAAAGTTGTCATTATCCCATGTTCAGTACAAGTAATTGTTTTTGAAGTTGGGT